AGCAAACCCTACTTACAAGGTCATGCTGGCGCTTTCCACCTATCTGGAAAGCCGCAAGGTGACGCATGGCTGACCTCACTACCGTATTGAATGGGCCTTGGGCACCGGCGCAAGAGAAGCGGGTGGCACCGCCAGAGGCGCAGCTCATTGACGCCATGCGCGCAGCAGGCCTTGAGCCACCAAACGAGATACACATGGACGGGAAAATCCATCGTTTCAAGTCAGGCACTAAAGGCTCACCAGGTCACGGCGACAAGCCCGGCTGGTATTTGGTGTTTGGTGATGGCATTCCAGCCGGTCGGTTTGGCTGCTGGCGCGCAGGAATGGAAGTGACCTGGCGCGCAGACGTAGGACGCAAACTCAGCCAAGCCGAAGAAATGTCCCATGCCCGGCGCCTTAGCGAGGCCAAAGCCCTACGCGATGCAGCACTGGAGCGACAGCACCAGGTGGCCAGCGATACGGTGGAGAAAATTTGGGCAGGCGCACAGGCCGCACTTCCAGATCACCCCTATTTGGCACGCAAAGGTATTAGCCCACACGGCGCACGAATTACCGGCGACGGCAGGCTAATTGTTCCGCTCTACGACCAAGACGGCAACCTAGCCAGCCTTCAATACATCGACCACGAAGGCGGTAAGCTCTACCACCCAGGCGGCCAGACAGGCGGCAAGTTTTGGATGCTAGGCACCACAGACGAGCTCGGCACCCTGTACGTCGCCGAAGGCTTTGCAACCGCAGCCACCATCCACGAAACCACCGACAGGCCCGTCGTCGTGGCTTACAGCGCCAGCAACCTAGTTCCGGTAACTGGTACGCTCCGGGAAATATACGGCGCAACCCAGGACATCGTGATCGTGGCAGACAATGACAAATCAGGCGTCGGCCAACGATACGCAGAGCAGGCCAGCGCCAAATACGGCGCCCGCATGGTCATGCCATCCATAGAAGGCGACGCCAACGACTATGCCCAGGCAGGGCACGACCTGGCAGGCCTATTGATTCAGCAGACAGGCTCAGAAGTCATGGACAAGCTCAAGGTGGTCTTTGGTGACCAACTTGGCAGCGAATACGAGGCACCAGACGAACTTGTTGAAGGCCTCATGACCATCGGAAGCTCGGTCGTGGTCTACGGCGACAGCAACTCAGGAAAGACATTCTGGGCGCTTTCGGTGGCCACAGCAATCGCAACCGGCACCGACTGTTACGGACGAAAGACCGATCCCGGCCTGGTGGTTTATCTGGCCAGCGAATCACCATCAAGCATTCGATCACGTATGCAGGCCATCAAAAAGTACCACGGCTGCACTCTTGAAAACTTAGCCATGGTGCCAGTTCCCATGAACTTCTACAACGGCGACCAAGACGCTCAAGACGTCATCGAGCTAGTCAGAGCTATTGAACAGATCAAAGGAAAGCGGGTTCGTTTAATCATCGGTGACACACTGGCAAGAATGAGCGCAGGCGCCAATGAGAACAGCGGTGAGGACATGGGGCCAGTCATGGCACGTTTTGACCAGGTGGCGCAATCCACCGGAGCGGCTCTCATGATTATTCACCACAATGGCAAAGACGCAGCCAAAGGAGCACGCGGCTGGTCAGGCATCCGAGCGCACATTGATACCGAAATTGAGGTCACAGAGAAAGAAGGCACGCGCTCCGTCACTGTTACAAAACAGCGTGAACTTCCAAGCAAAGGCGATACCATCTATTTCAAACTGGAGATCATCGAGATGGGAACGACTAAGTTTGGCGGCGCTGCAACCACTTGCGTTGCCATTCAAGATGAGGATTCAAATGCCACAACAACCCCAAAGAAAGAATCCGAATTCACCGCCAGCACCAAACGGTTTGAACGTGCATGGTGTAAATCTCACTGCGAAACCTACGGTGGACAGCCCTATTTGTCGCGGTCTGCCCTCTTGGATTTCTTAATCAGCAATGATGGATTCAAGCAATCCAAGGCCGAATCCATGTGCAAACCAGACGGACAAATGATCGGCCAACTCCTTGGGGCAGACATGATTCAAGCAGCGCAGCATGGATGGATTGTTGTGGATAACCTATGGACAACTTCGATGCACATCCTTTCCAACAGGGACTGAAAGCCTCAAGGATGTTTGTTTTTTGCAACTAAAAATTTATACACTATGAAAGAAAAGCAACACAAAAAGAATTTAATTCTTACCTTTCATATAAAAAAATTTTACTTATCATCAAATCCAGAGAGTTGTAGTGTACAATGGATTTGCAGTAGTGTAGAAATCTATCAATGTAGAGTTGTAGAAAATTTATACTCTGTATAAGTATAAGATTAACGTAAGTTAATCTAATACTTATGGCCCCGCAGGGGGGCCATAAATTAGATGAACGAACAACCAAAGGAATTATCAATGGACTACCGGGAAACTTTGAAGATGCTGGGATGGATGGCCAAGAACGCCAAGCTCAGCGGAACAGATGCCAGGGTCTTGACCTTGATAGCGTCAGAGGCTAACTACAAGACCAGCGAATTTTCGGCCAGCTATGACGACATGGCGCAAGCCTTGCGCACCTCCAAGCAATCCATCATGCTTGCCATCAAGCGATTGGAGAAAGCCGGGGCTATCAAGAAACTCACAGAGCCAGTTGGCCGCGCACCAGCGAACTACAAAATCCGCAACTTGACCGACCTGCTGTTGCTTCACGAATCCGAAGAATTTAATTTGGCCTGGCGCGAATGGAGCAACACCCGAGACAACCTCTTTTATGATTTTGAGCAGAAACTTGACGCCGTTTCAGGTGGATGCAAAGAATGCACCGATGAAACAATGTGCACATACCACGAGAACGCGCGGGAAGACCTTTTAAACAGCCCACAAGGCCGCGCAATGCGTCTTTGGGACTCAGACAACCCAAAGCCAGCAAAGAACATTAAAACGGTCGCATTTATTGAAATGGACAAGTTATGACCAATTCCACAGCAAACCAAACCCAGATCGGCGGCGATCATTACAAGGAAAAAAACATCCAACCTTGGGACTTCATCGCGGCCAACCAGCTCGGCTACTTTGAAGGCAACATCGTCAAGTACGTTTCCCGCTGGCGCGACAAAGGTGGTATCAATGACCTGAAGAAAGCCAGGCACTATTTGGACAAACTCATCGAACTGGAGGACAATGCAGCATGACCACAAAAACACACGAAAAGAAAGCGCCGGTAAAGCGGACTACGCCGGGTAGTGAGGATCGGGCAAAGATCAGCGCAGTGGTGTTGGCTGGAATGCGCGGTGGCCTGAGTGCGCTCAAGGCCTGCGAAGTTGCTGGAGTTCATCAAAGCACGTTCAATACTTGGCTCAATGATGATGCCGCGTTGGCCGTAGACTATGCGCGCGCGAGGGAAGACTTGATTGAACGCATGGCGCAAGAGGTGCTGGAACTGAGCGATTCCGACGTGGGTTTTCTCCCAGACGGCAAGAAAGACTGGGCAGCGGTGCAAAAGCATAAGCTCCAAGTGGACACCCGCAAATGGTTGCTGTCCAAGCTGGCGCCCAAGAAGTACGGCGATAAGCTGGAAGTGTCGGGCGATGCTGCTAACCCGCTAGTGACGCGCATCGAGCGCGTGGTGGTGAAGTCTTGAGCATCTTGCAGCTACAAACCCCAGAATGGGCGCTCCCCCTGCTGGAGCCCAGCCGGTACAAAGGCGCTTGGGGTGGCCGTGGCTCGGGGAAGTCGCATATGTTTGCCGAGCTGATGATCGAGTCGCACATCATGGATCAGAAGCGGCGCAGCGTTTGTGTCCGTGAGATTCAGAAATCCCTCAGCCAGTCCGTCAAGCGGCTGCTAGAGAACAAGATCGAGGCCATGAACGCAGGCGCTTACTTCGAGGTGCAGGATGCTGTCATCAAGTCCAAGAAGGCCGATGGCGCGATCATCTTCCAGGGTATGCAGAACCATACCGCCGACAGCATCAAGTCGCTGGAAGGCTACGATTGCGCCTGGGTGGAAGAGGCCCAAAGCCTGAGCCAGACCAGCCTTGACTTGCTCCGGCCAACGATCCGAAAGCCAAACAGCGAGCTGTGGTTCACGTGGAACCCGCGCCAGGCCAGCGATCCAGTGGACACCCTGCTACGCGGCGAAACCCCACCAAAGAATGCCAGTGTCTTGAAGGTCAACTACACAGACAATCCGTGGTTTCCCGACGTGCTGCGCGACGAAATGGAGTACGACCGCAGGCGCGATCCGGACAAGTATCAGCACGTTTGGATGGGCCAATACCTGAGCAACAGCAATGCCCGCGTGTTCAAGAACTGGAAGATCGACGAGTTCGACGCCCCGCGCGACGCTATCCATCGCCTCGGTGCTGACTGGGGCTTTGCCGTTGACCCGACAACGCTGGTGCGCTGCCACATCATTGGCCGCACCCTCTACATTGACTATGAGGCCTATATGGTGGGCTGCGAGATCGTTAACACCCCTGAGCTATTCATGACCGTTCCAGAGGCCGAGAAATGGCCCATTGTGGCCGATTCAGCCCGGCCCGAGACGATCAGCCACATGCGCAAGAACGGCTTTCCTAAGATCATGACCGCCGTCAAAGGCCCGAAGTCGGTCGAGGAAGGAATCGAGTTTCTCAAGAACTACGACATCGTGGTGCACCCCCGCTGCATTCACACCATCGACGAGCTGACCCTGTACAGTTACAAGCAAGACCCCCTAACGGGTAAAATCTTGCCGGTGCTGGAGGACAAAAAGAACCACGTCATCGACGCCCTGCGCTACGCTTGCGAGGCCGTCCGGCGCTCCGGCGCAGCCAAACCGGCAGTATTCAAGCCAATTGCCACTATGCACAAGTGGTAATCTGGTGAGACAATCGCACAAAGTAAGGAACCTTCATGGCCCGACTATCCAATGACCAACGCCTCGCCAACCTTCACTCCGAAGCCCTGGCGCAGTTCGACGACGTGCAAAGCGCCCTGCGCGACGAGCGCCTGCAATGCCTCCAAGACCGGCGCTTTTACTCCCTAGCAGGCGCGCAGTGGGAAGGCCCGCTCTGGGATCAGTACGAAAACAAGCCCAAGTTTGAAGTCAACAAGATCATGCTGGCCGTGATCCGCGTGGTCAATGAGTACCGCAACAACCGGATTACCGTGGACTTCGTAAGCAAAGACGGCGCAGAGAATGACAAGCTGGCCGAAGTTTGCGATGGCCTCTACCGGGCAGACGAACAGGCCTCCGTGGCTGACGAAGCCTACGACAATGCCTTTGAGGAAGCAGTGGGCGGCGGTATTGGCGCCTGGCGCCTGCGCACCGTCTACGAGGACGAAGAGAACGACGAGGATGACCGCCAGCGCATCCGCATTGAGCCGATTTTTGACGCCGACAGCTCCGTTTTCTTTGACCTAGGTGCCAAGCGCCAGGACAAATCAGACGCGAAATACTGCTTCGTGGTCACCAGCATGACCCGCCAAGCCTACAAAGACACTTGGGGCGACGACCCAACCGACTGGCCAAAGATCATCCACCAGTACGAATTCGATTGGTGCACCCCCGATGTGGTTTACGTGGCCGAGTATTTCAAGGTCGAGGAAAAAACTGAGACCATCCGGATCTTCCATGCCATCGACGGCACGGAAGAGCGATACACCCAGTTCGATTTTGCCAACGACGAAACCCTGGAAGAAACCCTGCTGGCCATTGGTAGCCGGGAAGTCCGTCAAAAGAAGGTCAAGCGCAAGCGCGTGCGCAAGTACGTCCTAAGCGGTGGCCGTGTCCTGGAAGACGCAGGCTACATCGCAGGCCGTTGCATTCCCATTGTTGTCGTCTACGGCAAGCGCTGGTTTGTTGATAACGTCGAGCGTTGCATGGGTCACGTCCGCCTGGCCAAGGATGCCCAACGCCTCAAGAACATGCAGCTCTCCAAGCTTGGCGAGATCAGCGCCCTGTCCAGCGTCGAGAAGCCCATTCTTACGCCCGAGCAGGTCGCAGGTCATCAAGTGATGTGGGCAGAGGACAATCTCAAGGACTACCCTTACCTGCTTATCAATCCGATCACCGACCAGAACGGCAACCAAGCGATCAGCGGCCCCGTCGCCTACACCAAGAGCCCACAGATTCCCCCGGCAATGGCCGCGCTCTTGCAGATCACCGAAACCGACATGCAGGACATTCTGGGCAACCAGCAAGGCGCAGACAAGATGGTCAGCGGCATTTCAGGCAAAGCCGTGGAGATGATCCAAGCTCGCGTCGATATGCAGTCGTTCATCTACATGAGCAACTTTGCCAAGGGCATGAAGCGCTGCGGCGAAATCTGGCTCTCGATGGCCAAAGAAATCTACACCGAAGACAAGCGCAAGATGAAGACCATTGCGCCCACCGGCGAAGCTGGTGTGGTCGAGTTGATGCAACCCACCATTGACCAAGAAACCGGCGCAATGGTGATGGCCAACGACATGACCAGCGCCACCTTCGACGTGGTATCCGACGTCGGCCCGTCCAGCAGCAGCAAGAAATCAGCGACTGTCCGCGCCATTACCGGCATGCTCCAGATCACCCAAGACCCAGAGACAGCCCAGGTGCTCACCGCAATGGCCATGATGAACATGGAAGGCGAAGGCCTCAGCGACACGAACGCCTACTTCCGCAAGAAGCTCCTGCGCATGGGCGTGGTCAAGCCCACCGACGCAGAGGCCGAGGAACTCATGGCCGAGATGCAAGGCCAGCCGCAAGACCCGAATGCGATCTACCTGCAAGCCGCAGCCGAAGAAGCCACAGCCAAAGCAGCCCAGGCCCGCGCCAGCACCGTCAAGACCGTAGCCGACGCCGAACTCAGCCGCGCCAAAACGGTCGAAACCTTGGCCAACATCGACATGGATTCCCAAGACCATGCAATGAATCTAGCCAAGGAAATCGGCGGCGCCGTTCAGCAACAAATTTAGTCTGTTGTAAGTTAAACGAAAACGGGCGACAATGTAATCAACGGTATCCACCCAGCCGTTTCAATGGGTGAGTTTGACAGGGTTAATGATGAATCAAAAGGTAGAAGCAAGCGATAACGACGACGGCGACGTGATGGTCGAGGACGAAATCCAAGTTGAGGACGCGCCCAGCGCAGACTCAGCCGATGAATCAGACGAAAGCGAAACCGACGAAGTATTCGTGAGCATTGGTGAGGAAGCGCCGCCTCCCGAGGAAACAACTCAAGCCCCCGAATGGGTACGCGAATTGCGTAAGACAAACCGAGAACTGCAACGCCAGAACCGCGAACTCCAAGGCAAGCTGCAAACTACCACGACTGAGAACAAGCCGGTCGCGCTGGGCAAGAAGCCAAGCCTAGAAGATCACGACTACGACGCGGAGAAGTTCGAGGAAGCACTAACGACATGGTTCGAGCGCAAGCGACAAGCCGATGAAGTAAACGCCAGGCACGAAACTGAAGTTATGAATCAGCAAAAGGCATGGCAGTCCAAACTGGATGGCTACGGCAAAGCGAAAGCAGAGCTGAAGGTCAAAGACTTTGAAGATGCCGAGGCAGTAGCCCAGGAACTCTTCAGCGTCACCCAGCAAGGCGTGGTGCTCCAAGGCGCAGATAATCCTGCGCTGGTGATTTACGCACTTGGCAAGAATCCCAAGAAGGCCAAAGAGTTGTCCGAAATCAAAGACCCCGTAAAGTTTGCCTTTGCGGTAGCGAAACTGGAGAAAGAATTGAAAGTTACCAACCGCAAGGCAGCACCACCACCCGAGCGCGTCGTGTCAGGAACTGGCCGAGTATCTGGGGCGGTGGACTCAACCCTCGAACGGCTGCGAGAAGAAGCGGCTCGTACTGGCAACATGACCAAGGTCATTCAGTACAAAGCGCAGAAACGAACAGCATCCAAGTGATTTTTAATTTAGGAGCTAATCATGAGTAATTCATTCTCAAAAGAAGAACGCGTAGCGTTTGAAGACATCCTCGAAGGTTTCCAAGACCTGCTGGTTCTGTCGCGTCACGTCTCGGTGTACAACACCAACCAGACCGAAATGGCCCGTACCAACGACACGATCTGGCGCCCAATGCCTTACATCGCTCAGTCGCAAACTAGCGCCCCTGGCACTCCGGTGACGTACCAGAACATGACCCAATTGTCAGTTCCCTCGACCATCGGCTTCAGCCAAACGGTGCCTTGGACTATGACCACCCTCGATCTGCGCGACGCGCTGCAAGAAGGCCGTCTGGGCGACAGCGCCAAGCAAAAGCTGGCTTCCGACATCAACGTGGCGATCATGAACACCGCAGCCGCTCAAGGCACGCTGGTCGTTCCAATTTCTACTGCTGCCGGTGACTACGACGACATCTCCCTGTGCGACACCATCATGAACGAGCAAGGCGTGCCCGATTACGATCGCTTCTTGGGTTTGTCCAGCCGTGATTACAACGGTCTGGCCGGTAACTTGTCGCAAGCCAGCCGTTCGTTTGGCAATCAAAAGTCTGACAAGGCCTATGAGCGCAATTTCGTCGGCATGGTCGCAGGTTTCGACACCTACAAGTTTGACTACGCAAACCGCATTGCAGCAGCCGCTGGTGGTACAACTACCATCAACACCACACTGCCACAAGCGCAATACGTGCCTCAAGCTACTTCGACCTCGGTCGGCGGCCAGATCAACGTGGACAACCGCTACGAAACCGTTACCGTGTCCAACTCGGTCGGCGTGGTAGCAGGCGACGCGTTTACCATCGACGGCATTGAGGCAGTGCATCACATCACCAAAGAATCCACCGGCCAACTGAAAACGTTCCGCGTTATCAGCGTCCCCGCCGGTGGCACGACCTTGGTGATTAGCCCTCCCATCATCTCCGCCGTTACGACACCAACCGACGCCGAGTTGCAGTACCAAAACTGCAAGATCGTCGCTGCTGCCAGTGCTGCGCCTTTGAACTGGCTCAATACCGGCGCTTCGGCTATCAATGTGTTCTGGCAGAAAGATTCGTTGGAAATCTTGCCTGGCCGCTACGCCATCCCAGCCGATGCTGGCACCGCAGTGATGCGCGCCACCACCGACCAGGGCGTCGAGTTGGTCATGCAGAAGTTCTACGACATCGACAGCATGGTCATCAAGTACCGCTTGGACACACTCTTTGGCGTGGTCAACAAGCAGCCTGAAATGTCCGGCATCTTGTTGTTCAATCAGCCTTAAGCTGTAAACGATTGGGGGGCTTCGGCCCCCCTTTCTTCATTCCAAGGAGATCACCATGCCACTGGCAAAAGGTTATTCGAGCAAGTCCATCGGAAAGAACATCAAGATGGAAAAGAAGTCTGGCAAGCCCATGAAGCAGGCCATTGCTATTGCACTCAGCACAGCAGAGAAAGCAGCCAAGGCCGCAGGCAAGCCCAGCAAAGCACCAAAGAAGGCCATGAAATGAAGCCCGGTCTTTATGCCAACATCGCAGCCAAGCGCGAGCGAATCGCCGAAGGCAGCAAAGAAAAGATGCGCAAGCCAGGCACCAAAGGCTCGCCCACAGCAGCCGCATTCAAAGCAGCCGCCAAGACAGCCAAACCCATGAAAGCCAAGAAATGAGCGTGTTTCCGACCATGGTCTACCGCAGCCCAGGCATTTACAAAAAGCCTAGCGGCGAAACGTACAGCTTTGACAGCGTGCAAACTCAAGAAGATTTAGACGACAAACTGGCCGCAGGCTGGTTCACATCGTCCGCAGAGGCCATCAATGCCGCAGGCGATAAAGCAACGCCCGCAGGCAAGCCGCGCCCAAAGTGGGCCACCAAGCCCATCAAAAAGAAAAAGCCAGCCAAACCCCTTGACTGGCGCGAAAAAGCCAAGGCAGCAGCAGCCCAGGCAGTTACGCCCGAGCCCGAGCCAGTCGTTGACGACGCAGCGCCCACCCGCGCAGAGCTGGAGGCCAAGGCCACCGAACTTGGCATCCGCTTCGACGGTCGCACAAAGGACAAAAAGCTGGGACAATTGATACAGGACAAACTGTCCGAGCCAACCGCAGGAGAATGAAATGGGATGGACAAAGCGCCAATTTATTGAGCAAGCATTCGACGAGATTGGCCTTGCCTCCTACGCATTCGACCTGACCCCAGAGCAAATGCAGTCCGCACTGCGGCGCCTGGACACCATGATCGCAGCATGGAACGCGCTCGGCATCCGCCTTGGCTACCCGCTTCCATCCAGCCCCCAGGACAGCGATCTGGACGAGCAAACCAACGTGCCCGACCGCTCCAACGAGGCGATTTACACGAACCTGGCGATTAAGTTGGCCCCGAGCTACGGCAAGCAGGTCATGCCCGACACCAAGGCCACGGCCAAAGAATCGTACAACACGCTTCTATCCATCGCGGCCATGCCAAACCAGCAACAAATGCCCGGCACAATGCCAAGCGGTGCAGGAAACAAGCCGTGGCGCGTCTACGATAATCCATTCCTACGCCAGCCAGTCGATCCAGTCCTTGCCGGTGGCGACGGCCCCCTCGAATTCTATTAAGGAGCAACCATGCCAACCATTAATCAACTCTCAGGCATCAGCCAAGTATCTGGCGGCGATCTGCTTCCGGTGTATGTCTCCAATAACGGAGACGCTCGGAAGGTTTCGATTACGCAACTGCTGAACTACTTTCAGACCGTATTTGCCTCCCCAACCGTCTCCACCAACCTGTACACCCCAGGCACCGGCTTTAACATCACCGTTCCAACGCCAGTTAGCGAACAGCAGTGGATGCTTATCCAGCCCGCAAGCGCCTTGGCCTCGGGAACGGTCACGCTACCGCTGAACACCGGCGTGCCAGACGGAACACAAATTCTGATTACCACGACGCAATTAATCCAATCCTTCACCCTGGCGCTCAATGGCGCAGCCGCAGGCTTTGGCTTTCCTTCCTCGCTCTATGCAGGTGCAGGCATCACGGTGCGTTTCTATCAGGCCACAAACTCTTGGTACAACATCAGCGCTGAACTTCAATATATTTTCCAAGATATTTTTGTTGACACCGTGAACGGTGTTGCATTGGGCATTGGCCCTAGTAGCGGCCTTACCAACACAACGATAGGCAATGATTCTTTTCTGGCAAACACCACCGGCAATGGCAATGTGGCCGTGGGGGCTGATTCATTAAAAGTAAACACCACCGGAATAAGCAATGTGGCCGTTGGTTTTGGAGCAATGATTGCAAATGTAAGCGGTGGAAACAATGTGGCTATGGGTCTGTTGGCATTAGGTGCAGCTACCGGAAGTTTTAACACGGCCATCGGTCGGAATGCAGGTGGAGATATTTCTACCGGAGCCAAGAACACCATCATCGGAAACTACAGTGGCAACCAAGGTGGCCTAGACATTCGCACAGCAAGCAATTACGTTGTGCTGTCCGATGGCGACGGCAATCCTCGCGCTTACTGGAATGGTGCAAATGCTACGTTTGGTGGCGCCCTCACGTTGACTGGAAATTTAACTGCTCCCGCAGTTATTGGATTTTCTGCAACCGACGCAGTGGCCCCAACCGTTCCAAGCGGAAGCACAATTACTCCTTTAAAACCTATTGCGTTCATCAGTGGAACCACTGTAGTTAACACCATCTCCGTCCCAAGCGTCATGCTTTTGACTGGTGGTTCCATTACCTTGATTCCCACAGGCGCATTCACTTGGACAACCGCAGGCAACATCGCGGTGGCTGGCACAGCCGTAGTTAACAAAGCCTTAATCATGACCTACGATTACGGCACCGGCAAGTGGTATCCAAGCTACGTCTAAGCTATGGCCACCAAAGACACACGCCTTGCCCGTGCTGGGGTCTCGGGCTATAACAAGCCCAAGGCCACTCCGAGCCATCCAACCAAAAGCCACGTAGTCGTGGCCAAAGTTGGCGATGAGATCAAGACTATTCGTTTTGGTCAGCAAGGCGTCAAAGGTTCACCCGAAGGCAGCAAGCGCAACGAAGCATTCAAAGCCCGGCACGCTGACAACATTGCCAAAGGCAAGATGAGCGCAGCGTATTGGAGCAACCGCGAAAAATGGTGACCTAAATGCAAATTCAAATTTTGAACGGAATATATGCTGACAACACGCCAGAGCTGCGCACCGCTTACCCGGTCAACATGGTGCCGGTGCCAAAGCAGTCCGGCATTAGCAACGGATTCCTACGCCCAAGCGACGGCCTAGTTTCCAACGGCACCGGCCCAGGCATCGACCGTGGCGGCATCGAATGGAATGGCATCTGCTACCGCGTCATGGGAACCAGCCTAGTGCGCGTGGCCAGCGACGGCACCGTTACCACTTTGGGCGACGTTGGTGGCCCAACCACCCAACTGGTAACGATGGACTACAGCTTTGACCTTTTGGCCATTGCTTCCGGTGGGCGCTTGTATTACTGGAACCCGCTTACTTCCACCCTCGTTCAAGTCACCGACCCCGACCTTGGGATCGTGATTGATGTGGTGTGGGTGGATGGCTACTTCATGACCACCGACGGCACCAGCCTGATCGTCACCGAACTGACCGACCCGACCCAGGTCAACCCGTTGAAATATGGCGCCTCTGAAATCGACCCCGACCCGGTAGTCGCCTTGCTCAAGCTGCGCAATGAAATCTACGCCATGAACCGGCACACCATCGAGGTGTTCGACAACATAGGCGGCGACCTTTTCCCATTCCAGCGCATCTCTGGTGCACAGATTCAAAAGGGCGCCATCGGCACCCAAGGATGCTGCGTCTACCTGGAGCGCATCGCCTTTTTGGGCGGTGGTCGCAACGAGGCACCCGGCATTTACGTTGGTGCAGCAGCAACTGCACAAAAAATCAGCACGCAGGAGATCGACAATCTGCTACTAAATTACACCGAGGCGCAGCTCGTACTGGTCAAGCTCGAAGCACGCAACGACAAGGCGCACGAGCATCTATACGTGCACCTGCCAGATCGCACTATCGTTTACGACGCATCCGCATCCGAGGCCTTGGGCGATCAAGTCTGGTTCACCCTCACCACCAGCATCGTCGGCTTTTCTCAATTCCGCGCCCGCAATATGGTCTGGTGCTATGACAAGTGGCTTGTCGGCGATCCACAGTCCACCACCATCGGCTACTTCGTGCAAGACACCGGCCACCACTGGGGCCAGCAAGTGCGCTGGGAGTTTGGCACGATCATCACCTACAACGAAGGCAACGGCGCGATCTTCAACCGCTTAGAGCTGGTCAGCCTCACCGGCAGCGTGGCCATCGGCACCAACCCACAGATCAGCACCAGCTATAGCCTGGACGGAAAATCGTGGAGCCAAAACCGCAGCATCACCGTAGGCACCACAGGCAACACCGCCAAGCGCCTGGCCTGGTTCCAGCAAGGCCACATGCGCAACTGGCGTATCCAGCGATTCCAAGGCGATAGCGATGCGCACGTATCCTTCGCCCGCCTTGAGGCCCAAATCGAAGCATTGGCGTTCTAATGGCCACCGCACCCTATTCCCGCAAGCTAAACCTAACGCGCGACCAGCTTGCGCAGTTTCTGACCGACCAGCAACAGATCAGGCAGTTTGAGCTACTCTTCTCCGTTGCCGATGCGGCGCAGTACATCCCCGACGAAGTAAACGAGGCCAAGCTAGAGGCAGGCAGCGCCCAGGCCACCGCTAACGACGCGCTGGCGCAGCTCACCAGCATAGCCAACGCGGTGCAACTGCTGGCAGCCGCGCCCGTCATAGAGAACAACAATTCCACCGTTACCGATTACCTAGACTTCAACGGCGCAGCCCCGCACGTTTCCCGCATCCGGCGCATGGCCTGGAACAACACAGACCAGACCGTTGACCTTGGCATGGAATACGACGTGGTGCAGCAGGTCGGACTGGAGACATACGCCCGCGTGGCTAACTTCACCGGCGTTACCATTCCAAATGGCACCGTGGTGGGCTTTACCGGCGCCGTGCCGGACAGCGCGCTATCAGTGGCACCCTACCTAGCCAATGGCGCAACAAATACGCTGTACATCGTCGGCGTGATGACGCACGACTTGCCCGACACAGGGCAAAAAGGCTATTGCACAGTTTGGGGTTTCGTGCGCGACGTAGACACCAGCGGCTTTACTTTAGGCGACATTCTTTATGCCTCCCCCACCGTGGCCGGCGCGTTTACTAATGTCAAACCTACTGCGCCGAATAACGTGGTTCCAGTTGCAGCCGTGCTGCAAGTCGGAACTACCGACGGCGTGATCTTTGTGCGCCCAACCATCGAGCAGCAGATTTATTACGGCGAGTTCACCAAGACCAACAGCCAAAGCCCGGCAGTCATCAATACCGCCTACCCGTTGTTATTTACCAACACCGAGATTGCAAACGGTGTCAGCATTGGTGGAACTACATCGCAAATCATCATCGCCCAGGCTGGTCTCTATAACCTTGCTTGCTCGGTGCAGATCACATCGACCAACTCGTCGCAAAAATCCATCTGGGTCTGGCTGCGCAAGAACGGAACCACTGACATTCCAAACTCTGCCCGCGTTGCGTCAATTACACTGAACAATGGCTATCTGGTCGTGACGCTGAACGAGGTTGCATCACTTTTGGCCGGTGACTTCATCGAGGTCATGTACGCAGCCGATAGCACCAACGTCAGCATCGCCACAGTGGCAGCAACAGCATTCGCGCCAGCAGCGCCAGCCGTTATTTTTGCCGTCACCCAAACCGAACAATAGGAGCACAAAGTGACCGTTACCGTCAAAGTCTTAATCCCTGCCAAGCAGGCCGAATCTACCAACACAATCCAGTACACCGCCGTGAATTGCAAAACTATCATTGACAAATTCACCGTTACCAACACCAGCGCAGGCAATGTCACATTCAGCGCCAACCTGGTCACCGGCGGCGGCAGCGTAGGCGCAGGAAACCTGATAATTGACACCCGCAGCATTGCCCCCGACGAGTGCTATACCTGTCCGGAGCTGGTAGGCCAGGCGCTCGAAGCTGCTGGCGTAATCTCCACCATCGCCAGCGCAGCAACATCACTCACCATCCGCGCATCAGGCCGCGAAATCACTTAAAGGAGAACAGCATGGACAAATTTATGATGATGCCCAAGGGTTTTGTAGGCCTTCCAATGGAGGATGAGTTCATCACCGCAGCCGAGAACAAGAAGAACACCCAGATCGTGATCGACGACTGGATGCTTGGCCCAGAAAAGCCCAGCAACGAGCCCACGGCGAACAAGGTCTATTGGGTTGCGCTTGGTAAGGCCATGCAAGTGGACGAGAAAGAGGCCCGTCGCCGTCGCTGCTCCAACTGCGAATATTATGATAATTCGACCATGACCCAAGCCAAGATGGAGCGCATTCCCCGCAATGACTGGGACACCGACGCAGGCTTTCGTGGCTACTGCGAAAAATTCGATTTCATCTGTCACGACCTGCGCTCCTGCCAGGCGCAGGAAGAGCGCGAATGCGAGATGGATTGACCAAATGCCAATTTGTGAGAAAATCAAGCCGCTGAGTTCCAAAAGCTGCCAGCGGCTTGCCCTTTACAGGAGTGCCACATGAGCAACGTAACGATTCAGGAAGTTGAAAAGCAAGTGCCAGCAGCGCACATGCCAATCTATCGCCTGGAAGCCGAACTGCTCAAGTTGCCACAGGTGGACATGCCGGTCGATCACGCATTCTGCAATGGCTTATACGCTCGGACAATGCACATCCCAGCAGGCACTGTCCTGACTGGCGCCATTCACAAAGAAGAATCCTTTTTCTTGGTTCGCAAGGGCGAACTGATCGTCAGCACAGACAGCGGCCCCCGCACCATTGGCCCAGGTGACATGAGCGTTTCTAAAATCGGCACCAAGCGTGCTGGCATCACTTTGACCGACGTTGAAGTTACCACTTTTCACGCAAACCCAACCAACGAACAGGAACCGCAAGCGCTGTGGGACATGTTCACTATTCCAGCGCCAGCGCCAGCTCTTGAAACTGCACAGACAGCGCAATTGGAGAAATCAAAATGACATTCGGACTATCAGGCGCAGCAATCGCTGGACTTGCAGTTGGTGGAGCAACTCTTGTATCTGGTTACATGCAAGGCGAGGCAGCAAAATCTGCATCGGAAGCGCAAGCAGGATCAGCCCAGGCTGGCATTGACGAGCAGCGTCGTCAGTTTGATGCAGTACAAAAACTGCTTGAGCCTTACGTCCAAGCAGGCCCGGAAGCACTTAAACAGCAGCAGGCATTCTTGGGGCTCCAAGGCCCAGAGGCTGAACAAGCAGCCATTGAGCGCATTCGTGGTGGCGAGACCTTTAAGGCGCTATCCCAGCAAGGCGAAGAGGCAATGCTGCAACGTGCATCGGCCACGGGCGGGCTACGTGGTGGAAACATCCAAGGCGCACTGGCTCAGTTCAGGCCGCAACTTTTGTCCAGCCTCATTGAAGAGCAATATGGCCGTCTTGGAGGTATGACTTCGCTCGGCCAACAATCCGCAGCCGGTGTCGGTACTGCTGGAATGCAAACAGGTCAGAGAATATCCGGCTTGCTTGGCGAGCAAGGCGCAGCGATTGCAGGCGGCCAAATTGGCCAAGCCAAAGCATTCGGCGCAATTCCAGCAGCTATTGCTGGTGGTTTTGGTTCATTTCAAGGTATGGGAGGTAAATTCTAATGCCAGCACCTATTGATTACGGCGTGCAAATTGCCGATCCAATGCAATCATTTTTAAGTGCTTTCCAGACGGGTGCAACTATTCGAGAAGCTGGTTTAAAGCAAGAACAGCAAGCGCAACAATTGGAACAGCAAAAGCTAATTCAAGAAGGATTTACAAAGGTACGTGGGCCAAATGCAACTGCGGCAGACTACGCAAATCTTCAAATGATGCTGCCAAAAGACCAAGCGGAATCTGTGGGTAAAGCGTATGGTATGTTGTCAGGTGAGCGTCAGCAAATTGCGCTGCAACAAGCTGGACAAGTATTTTCAGCATTCAAAGCTGGTAAGCCAGAAATTGCAATCCAATTCATGGATCAAAACATTGAAGCAAAACGCAACACTGGCGACGAAGCTGGTGCAAAGTTCTTAGAAACCATGCGAGATGTTTCTAAGGCAGACCCAAAAGCTGGAGAAATTTTCTTCGGAACTAATCTTGCTCAAATGCCTGGTGGTGACAAATACATTGAAGCCGCAAATAAACTTTCAACAGAAGCAAGAACAGCAGCAGCAGCTCCACCCGAATTACGCAAGAAAATTGCCGATGCTGACGCTGCTGAATCCGCAGCTAAATCAGCTTTGGCCAAGGCCAACACTGCGGTAGAAATTGAAAATGCAAACCGTGATCTGGCAAAAGCACAAGCCGACAAGGCAAAAGTAGATGCACAATATGCGGAACGAGTGCAGCTTGCCAACTTGGAAAAAACAGGCTGGGACGTAAAAGACTTAAAAAGCAAGATTTTTGATCGTTCTGAGCGTTTGGGCTTAGAGCAGAAAACCACAATTGCCAATGTTGCGGAAAAGATGGCGACCATTCAAAGCAAACTGAATGAAATCCCAGCCGATTCCCGCAAGCTAATCAACGAGGCGGCAACACTGGCGGCCACGTCCAAGCAATCCGCAAACCAGATGAACGATCTGGCCAAGCGCATTGAAGACCTGGGCGGCTATGGCGCAGCAGCACGACTCGGAGAATTCGCCAAGAAAACTATTGGCGCTGAAGGTTACGAGACCGGATTGCGTCAAGAGTACACACGCCTGCGCAATCAAGCAGGCATTAAATCTTTGCCACCAGGCCCGGCCACCGACAAAGACATTGCATTGGCTTTGAAAGGTTTTCCAGAAGACACCGCCAACTCGAAAAGCATTGCATCCTTCCTGCGCGGCATGGCCAAGCTGCAAGAAATTGACGCAGCCTCCAACAATGCAAAAACCGACTGGCTTGCCCAAAACAACGGCGCATTGACCCGTGCAGGCAAGACATTCATTGCAGGCGACTACACAGTAAAGCCAGGTGAGACGTTTAACGACTTCAATTCTCGCGTGGTGTCTGATGTATCAAAACGCTATCGCTCACCCGAGCAAATGGCCGAAGATAAACGCGCGGAAACTATGGCGAAAATACCAACTACCGGAACGCCAGCAGCAGCGCCAACGGTAAATGTCCGCGCGCAAGCTGACGCAATCCTGAGCGGAGGTCGCTAAATGGCAACAGCCGACGAATACGCAGCTTGGATCGTCAAGAATTCCGCCAAACGCGGAACGCCTGAGTTCGACACCGTGGCGCAGGCCTACCAGCTTGCAAAGTCAGAGGAAACGCAAGCAGCGCAGCCACAGGCCGTAGCACCAGAGCCAACACTAGGCCAGCAACTTGTCGGCGCTGGGGAAACCGCCCTAGCTCTGGGAACAGGCGCAACTGGTGGACTAGTTGGAACCATCTACGGCGCAGGCACTGGCTTGGCACAGCAAATCCTTTCCGGCGACTTTGGCACGCCAGAGGCAGTGCGCGCCGTAGAAGCATCCGCAGCCAAAGGCGCCCAGGCGCTCACCTACCAGCCGCGCGGTCAAGTCGGGCAAGAAATGACTCAAACTGTTGGCCAGATTGCAGGTAACGTGCTGCCACCAGTCATGCCCATGATTGCAGCGCCTGGCGCGCTCATGCAGGCCGCACGCACCGTAGCCCCCACCGTAGGCGCAGCAGGCCAGATCGGGCAAGCAGCAACTCGGCGTGCAGCAACCGCAACAGGTCAGGCTATCGCCAAGCCCGTCCAGATGGCCACAACGGCCGTGCGCGAGACCTTGGGCATGGAAGTGGCACCTACCCCAGCAACAGCAGTCGGTGGGCGTATTTCAGCCGGTGCGGCAGCCACCCCAGAGGCATTGCGTCGCGTCACCACCGCCGAAGGCTTGCCCGTGCCGGTCACGCTCACAAAAGGTGCGGCCACCCGCGAAGCACAGCAACTGGCCTTTGAGAAAGAGCAGATCAAAAGCGATCTGGGCGGCCCCCTGCGCCAGCGCGCCGAGGAAAACAACCTGCAAGCCTTGCAGAACTTTGACGCCCTAGTCGAAATGACCGACGCCCAGCTTTCAGACTTATCAAGCACCGGCGGCGCAGTCGTTAAAACCTTGACCGAAGGCCTTACAGCAGCCAAGAACAAGACCCGCAGCGCCTACAAAGCAGCCGAAAAAGCTGGCGAGCTGGAAAACAATGTCACCCTCACTTCGGTGGTGGACTACATCAACGAGAACATCCCAGAGGGCGATTTGGCCCCGGTACTCAAGGCAGCACGCGCAAAAGCTGTTGCAGTTGGCGCAGCATTGCCAGATGAAAACGGAAACCTTATTGCCCAGCCAGTCACATTGCTGCAAGCGGAAAATTTGCGCAAAACCTTCCAGCGAGCTGGTTTTGAAGGTGCAGATCAGTTTCATGGTGGCGCATTGCGCCGGGTATTTGACGTGGAAACCGAAGGCATGGGCGGCGACCTTTACAAGAAGGCCCGTCAGACCCGCATCGAGCAAGCACGCAAGTTCGAGAACCGCGCCATTGTCGCTAGGCTCATCAAGAACCGCAAAGGCATGGAAGACCCACAGGTCGCAGCCGATCAAGTTTTCCGCAAATCCATCCTGAACTCGTCACCCGAGGAAATCACGTTCTTAAAGCGTGTTCTCCAAACCAGTGGCCCAGATGGACAACAGGCATGGAAAGAACTGCAAGGCGCTACCGTGCGCAATCTGCGCGATGAGGCCACCAAGGGCATGGGCATGGACTCCAGCGACCGGCCACTTGTATCCCCTGCCAAACTGCACCAGGCAGTTAAAGCGCTGGACGCAAACGGAAGGCTTGACGTTATTCTTGGCAAGCAAAATGCAGCCATCGTGCGCGACCTAAACGATACTGTGCGCTATGTGGCCACAGTGCCACCAGGAACGCTTGTCAACAGCTCAGGCACGGCAGGGACACTCTTGGCGGCCATGGCAGAGGCAGGCGCAACCGGAGCGCTTACAGGCCTTCCATTGCCCATAGCATCCGGCATTCGCCAAATCATTAAAATGCGACAAGAAGGTCGCACCAAGGCCAAGATCAACGATGCCCTAAACGCATTGCCAATTGCCCCGCCTTGAGCCACAATCCACCATCCAGGAGACCCCATAAATGTCCGCACTCTCGATTCAACCGCCATACCCAGCATTCGCTGGCACTGACGGCCTGCCATTGGAGAATGGCTACATCTGGATTGGCACGGTCAACCTGAACCCCCAGGTCAACCCCATTGCGGTCTACTGGGACGCAGCGCTTACCATTCCAGCAGCCCAGCCCATCCGCACGCTCAACGGCTACCCAGGCTATCAAGGGACGCCCTCGCGTTTTTACGCTGCCAGTGACTACAGCATCTTGGTGCAAAACAGCAAGGGCAGCTTGGTTTATAACTCGCTGAATGGCAACGATCTTGGTCGCGGAACTTTGGCATTTAATGCAACAGGCAATAGCACGCAGACCGTTTTCCCCGTGACCTATGCGCCCAGTTCAATCTATATCAACGGTGTCTATCAGAACCAAAGCAGCTACACCATTACCGGTGGGAGTGTCACGTTCTCCGAAGCGCCACCATTCACTTCGGTGATCGAATTCTTGGTTTAAGGGAAATAATAATGGCACTCACTAAGGCATCTTTCAGCATGATCTCTGGCGCGTACATCAGCGTGCTTGATTATGGCGCTGTAGGCAATGGCGTTGCTGACGATACTGACGCAATTCAAGCTGCTGTAGATGCGGCAGTGGGTAATCAGTTGGTGTTTTTTCCGGCTGGCGTCTACAAGATCACCGACACGATCAATCTTTACAAGGGGTCGCAGCTTCAGGGCATCAACCGTTATCAGGGCAACACCGCATACGCAGCAAGCGCTTACGGCTCAAAAATCAACTTTGTTCCAACAAGCCTAAAAAACTTGTTTGAGATACAAAATCTTCCAGCGCCAGCACAAACTTTTCGATCTAAAGTTTCAATCCGTGGTTTTGAGATTATTGGTGACGGCGGTACATATTCAAATGCGGCGCTGTATTTACAAGACTCGATCTATAACGATTTTGAAGACTTAAACATTTCGTTGTTTAAGTACGGCATTTATCACATTGGGACTCCGATCAACAACCGTTTCGTAAACATTGTTGCAGGAAATCTTACGACTGAAAGCGTTCACTACGAAACTGGTGGAACAACAGACGTTTACGATCAATGTACTTTTAACTTAGTGCCTCGCGGCGTTGTGCTTAAAGGTAGTTGCATTAATATGCGCTTTGTTAATTGCTTGTTTGAGCAGATTGACCTTTATGGCATGGAGTTGGGCAAAGAATGTAGAACGATTGAAGTTGTTGCTGGTTACGCAGAAGATGTTCCAAATACCAACGTGGCAACCAGTGCAATGTTTAAAGTTGCGTACACTGGTACAACATCGGATTTGTCAACAACATTGAAAGTTGTTGGTGGAAACTTTACAGGTAGAAACGCAGGAACTGTTGGTAGTTTTCTTGATGTTGATGATTCTGTAGGTGTTCAGCTAATCGGCCCATATGTTGCCCGTTATACCAACCTGATTCAAACAACAGCAAGCACAGCAAACTACGCTGTTGCATGTTCTGGAATTCAATTTAACAATTGCACAAATACATATACCGCCATCACAAAAGTTTCTGGTGTGATTGACATTCAACCTGTTAACGCAGGAACCGGCCCAATTGTTAGGGCAAATTCTGTGCAATCTGCAAGCGTAACTTCGGGTTCATTTGTCCAAGCAAGCGGCCCCACCTGGACATCAGATGCAACTTCACCAGAAGGCACGGCTACAGCGCCAGTCGGTTCAATTTTTTCAAGAACAAACGGCGGCGCTGGCACATCTTTTTACGTAAAAGAGTCTGGAACTGGTAACACAGGATGGGTAGCAAAATGACCAAAATTTATCGTGACGCAAACGGCAAGTGCATTAACATTGGCGACTGGGATTTGAAAATTAATCCCACATTGCCAGATGGTGAACGCATAACAAATCCCATTCCAGAGGGTGCTTATGAAGACCAAGCAGAAGTTGTTACTGGATGGGATGGTGGTTTGTATTTGGCAGACAATCCTCAAGCAAACTAAAAGGAATTAATCATGGCTGACTCAAAAATCTCTGCATTACCAGCATCAACAGTTCCCCTGGCTGGTACTGAGGTACTGCCCATTGTTCAAAGTAGCGCAACTGTAAAAGTTGCTGTATCTGATTTGACAGCAGGCCGTTCTGTATCCGCAACAAACTTTATACCATCCGGTTCTACTGTACCCACAAATGGCGTTTATTTGCCAGCAGCAAATTCTGTTGGTATAGCAACCAATAGCACTAATGCAGTAACAGTAGATTCTTCTGGTGTTGTATTTGTAAATCAAAAAACGGTGAATGTAAATAATTTTGTTAATACAGTTAATGAAGTAGCTGAGTTAAATTTAAAAACTTTTAATTCTAATTTTGGTATTAGCACTTCATTAGCATTAAGAAGCACTTTAAACAATGCAACAACAGGTCAAAGTACAGCGTCTTTTTCTATGTTTAATCAAAATGCTGGTTCTGTTGATGATATTATAACTATCACATCAGGCAACGCAAGTGCAATTGCATTTTCTAGATATGGTGCTGGTTCCGCAGTATTTTCGGCATCTGGTGTAATTAGTTCTGTATCAGACGAAAACTATAAAATAAAAGATGGAGAGATTGCCGACCCAATACCTATGTTAATGGCTTTAGAAACAGGATATTATTATTTTAGGGATATGGAAATTGAAACTCCTACGCCAATGAAAGGCAATGGAAGGCAATTAGGTTTTTATGCACAAAATGTCCATGATGCCATTGGTGAAGAAGCTGCGCCCATTCCTCAAACATATATAGAAACAGATTTGGATGGAAATCAAGTAACCAAAACTAAACATTGGGGTTATTACGATAGGTCAGTTTTAGCAGTAGCAATTGAAGCACTTAAAAAACAACAAGTTGCAATACAATCACAATCAGCAACTATTGCTGCACTAACTGCTCGTATTGAAGTCTTAGAGAATAAATAAAATTTATTAAGGCATTAAAATGAATACAACACTGGCTGACAAACAGGGGCCGTTATGTTAAAAGCAGTAAGAGCATCAATTACAAGTGGCGTGATAAGTTGGATTAATTCACGCCCTAAAGTCGTTTCACTTTCAAGTCAAAGTCCAACACAAAATGTTCTTTTGCTTGAAGATGGTGGTTTTTTACTGCAAGAAAATGGCAACGAAATTCTTTTGGAAAACTAAGGAAAAATTATGTCTAATAACTCACAAATCGCATTTACCCCCCTTGGCAAGACCATTGTGGTTGCAGCTACCACCTCGGCCCCTGCTGGCATCCAGGCGCCTGTCTACACCAAGTTTGACCCGCAAAACGCAGGACAGTACCGATTTATCAACGCAGGCACCGTGACCGTGTTCTTGGGCACTGGTACAAGCGCAGCAGAGGCAACAGCAAACGCTGTAGCTCCTGTGGCCGGTACGCCTTCAGAAGCCATTGTGCTGGTGCCTGGCGCTGTTGAAATCTTGCGCTTTAACAAGGACACCTATTTCAGCGGTTTGGCTGCCAGCGCAACCACTATCTACGTCACGCCAGGCCAAGGCCTCTAAATGTTGGAGACTGACGTTATGGCAGAAGGCAACGAGATTGATCTGGTCAAGTACGGCGTACTTTGGCAAAAAGTCCAGGACATGGACAAAAAGGTTGACAAGATGGAGCGTAATGTCGAAGAGCTGCTGGCCCTGGCCAACAAGGGCCGAGGCGGCCTCTGGTTTGGCATGACCGTTGTATCTGGAGCCTCTGCCGTCGTCGGTTATATCATCAGCATCTGGAAGCATTGATGATTGCCGAGACAATGGCTGTCATTGCTACGGCACGGGCAACCATTGCAGGCGTAAAGCAGGCCATTGCCTTGGGCAAGGATGCATCCGCCCTGATTCACCAATTCTTTGACGCCAAGGATGCAGTGATGAAGGTGCGGGCAAACCCGCCCAAGAGGCCATTCCAGTCGGCCAACTCAGAGGCCATGCAGATCATCCAACTGGCCGAGGAAATGCAACAGGTCGAGGAACAGATCAAAATCTCCTTCATGCGCCGTGGCAAGACCAATCTCTGGATGGACTTTCTGCGCGAGCGCAACGCCATCGTGGCACGCAACAAAGCCGATGATATCGAGATGGACAACGCCAAAGCCAAGCGCGCTAAGGAGATCGAGGAAGTCATCGAGCTGGTGCTCCTTGCCGTGGCGGCTGCCAGTGTCGTGACACTGGTGGCTTGGGGGACAATGCAATACGTGGACTTCATGCGGAGGTAATCATGCTACTTGACTCAATCCTTGGCATCGGCAATAAGCTGATCGACAAACTCATTCCAGACCCAGAGGCCAAGGCAAAAGCCCAGATGGACTTGGCCAAAATGGCTCAGGACGGCGAGCTGTCCAAGATGGCCAACGACACCAAGCTCTACGAGGTCGAACAGACGGCCATCACAGACCGCTGGACAGCCGACATGGGGTCAGACTCTTGGCTATCCAAGAACATCCGCCCAATGGCCCTTATAGCCATCTTTGTGGCCTTCTTTCTATTCACCATGATGTCAGCCTTCGGCTACAACGCTCAAGAATCCTACGTCCAGCTTCTCGGCCAGTGGGGACAGATCATCTTCTTGGCGTATTTCGGTGGCCGCACAGTTGAGAAACTGGCCGACATGAAGCTCAAGAAATGACGCCTCACTTCACTCTTGCCGAGCTGACGCACACTGACCACCGCACGTTGGACAACACGCCTAATGAGCAAGAAATTGCCAACCTCCAACGCCTTGCAGAATTGCTGGAGCTAGTCAAGGTGGCGGTCGGAGGTAGGCCCGTAATGCTCAGCTCCGGGTTTCGATCCAAGCCGGTTAATGACGCCGTGGGCAGTAAGGACACCAGCCAACACCGCAAAGGTTGCGCAGCCGACATTAGAGTTCCAGGCATGACGCCCGACGCCGTAGTGCGGGCAATCCTGCTGGCGCAGCTTCCATTCGATCAGATCATCCGTGAGTTTGACGCTTGGACGCATATCAGCGTCCCAAGCGATGTAGGCAACTTCCCTCGGCGCCAGGCGCTCATCATCGACAAGGCCGGGACGCGGGCATTCGTTTAGACCGGAACAATGTTGATAGGTGATTCGGAACGCTTGCGAACGTAACGCTTGCACAGTACAGCCGACTTCGGCTCATCCATAAAGACCCGTTCTTTGAGCGTGTTGGTGCTGTGAAAGTGCTCAGGAAATGTATCCTTCAGTTGCTGGATGTACATATCCAGGCGCTCATTCGGCTGGCCATAATCACGCACTAGGCCATTAGGTAAAGAAACCAAGTCTTGCAGTTTTTGCTTTTGCAGGTCGTTTAGCATTTGAATTTATCCTCTTTCATCATGTTGCGCTTGGGTAGCGGTAGCCAGCCCAAACACCAGTTGTTGTTCCACGTCCCCGTGGTGCAGATGCCCCCACGGGTAAGCAGTAGTAGCTTGGTACTCTCAGGCGCCGGTGGGTCGCCAGCATGGGGGTAGAAGAACTCTTGTCCCCCGGCTAGGTAGCGTTGCTCAGTCATTCTTTTCCCTTGCTCGGATGGCTGCGAGTACGCGATCACCAAGTTCCTGCGCATCAGCCCATGTCACCAAACATTCTTCACGCATCAAAGCAGTCCAGTCAATTTTCTCAAGCGCCTCACGCTCGTCGGCACGGATGAGGGCGGCGAACTTTTCCATTTCCCGTGCATACAATTCGTATAACGGAAACTTAGATTCAATTAGCAGCTCTTTGTCTCGTTCGTTCATTGGTG